CACGCCAGGCGCTCCGCTGCCTGTCACCCCAAGTCGCATGAGCAAGTCGTAGAGCGAGGTTGCTCCCGACATTCCTTGAGCCGAAGCAAACGCATCCGTCGCGGGAATATTACCAGCGAGGTCAGGCCCGGCAGACGTCGTCGAAGTGGCCGGCCCGCCCGATCCGCCCCCTGGGCCGGCTTGCGCTGAGGTCGGCGCGTAACCGGCCCCCCCAATACCAGAACCGCCTGGTCCGCCAGCCGCTGCTGTGCCGGATGCATTTGTGCCGTTCACGCCAGAGATAAGCCCGAGAGGCGCCGACGCCCCCGCACCACCGGGCGTACCTATGACGCCACCGCGACCGCCAAGACCACCCGCAGCGCCGGGCAAACCGAGCAGGCCGCCAGTTACAGTACCCCCGGCGGCGGGTGTGCCGCCGGCGGTGACCTTGCCAGCTGGACCGCCCGCGCCTCCGCTGCAACTGATTAAGACGCCGACACTAGACGTGCCCCCACTGCCGCCTGGCCCAGCCGCGCCGCTGGCCGCCCCCAACCCAGGGGCGCCGACAACAACCGAAAGAGTAGAGACGCCAGAGAGGTCAATCTCAACAAGCCCCCATGCGCCGCTGCCGCCGCCATCACCACCGTTGCGGAAGTTAGCTCCGCCAACGCCCGATGAGCCACCGCCACCGCCGCCGCCGAGCAAGACGCAAAAAGCCTTGGTCGCGCCAGCAGGAACATCGACCGTGTAAGAGCCTGGAACAAATGTTGCCCAATCGAGGAATAAGGCACTTCCGCCGCCTTCAGGGAAAACGTCAGAGAAATTCGCCATTATGCGACCCTTCCGCCGGCGACGATCCATGTCGTGCCGCTGTAGGTGAATGTTGCGACGCGGTTGGCCACGTCGATCACGAAGTCAGCCGCCACGCCGGAGATCGTTTTGGTGTTCCTGCCGACCGTGACCGTGCCGGCGCCGTCACGCATGACGACGACCGTGTCCCCGGCAGAAGGAGATGCGGGCAGATTCACGGTGATAGTCCCCGAAGTGCACTGGACCACTCGGCTGGCGATTGCGGCATAGGGAGAATTTGCGTTAGTGATGCTCGCGAAGGAGCCGCCGCCAGGTAGATTGGTCAGCTGAGAGGCGTCGAGCGCAGGTATCTTGCCTGAGCCGTCGAGCGCGATGACGTTGCCGGCCGCGACGCCGATGGCGGCAAAGGCGGCCGTGCCCAATCCGACGATGTTGGCCTGGGTTATGAGCCAGTTCGCGCCCACGGCGGCTTGCGTGCCGGCGGCGGAGCCATCGACGAAGCATTCCAACCGGTCACCGGCCTCGACGACGACGCCAGAAGCTCCGCCGATCTTGCCGGCAACCGAGACGCGATAGACATGGCCGGCGTCAGCTGCCGGAAAGTTGGGATTGGCGGAGCAGTCGATCGCGCCTTTCAGAACCTCGACGTCCTGAGCCGCGACATATGCCGCAATTGCTGCCGAGACCAAGGCCATGATCTGGGACACCGTCACCTTGCGCGAGGTGCCGCTGTCATTGGTCTCCAGCTCCATTGCCGTATTGGCTGACCCCGCCGCCGGCAGGTCTGATATCTTCACGTCTGCCATTGAGGCCTCAAGCGATGCGCCGCCAACCGGCGGCTGTTTTGACGTATGCGGACGCGGCGGTGTGCCAGGCGCCCGTCTTCTTCCCCATCCAGGCCGGCGTGACCCAGGCGCCGCTGTGGCGCACAGATGTGGACCCGGCCCATAGTGTGACCTCGGCGTGGCCCGTTATGCTGGACCCGACCGGCTCACCGGCGATGCGAACGAGGCCGTCTTCGGTGACGCGACGATCACCGCCCTGGGTGATGCGGGTGACCGCGATCTCGCCGAGGTAAGCGCGCGCCATCTGGGCGAGGCTTGCAGTCGCCGAGACCGAGCTGAGCGCCACCAGACTGGCGGAAGCGGGAAGTGCCAGCGAAGGCGCGGCGGATATAGACGACGACGCGACCAGATCAGCAGCGGCATAACGCTTGATCGAAGCCGCAGCCGAAACCTGACTTGAGCCAGCGAGGTTCGCCGCCGCTGGCCAGGTGAAGTTCGCTTGCGCGTCGGCAACGCTGAAGCCCAAAAGGCTGGCGCTGGCGGGTGTGGATCGCGAAGCCGTGGCTGTTGCCAGCGAACTACCGAAGGCGCTGGCTCCGGCAGCAACGTCCGCGACGACAACCGCGCTGCACGAGCTCGTAGCCGTGAGGTTCGCCTGCTGCGGGAAGACGCCGACAACGTTCGCAGTGGTCGCGGACGTCCCGGAAAGCGTTGCCGCGGCTGGCGTCGAGCGGAGAGTGCTTGCAGCGGTCGACGAGACGCCCGTGAGGCTGGCGCTTGCTGGCAACGCCAGATTGGGCTGGGCGGCAGTCGACCCCGCCGCAGCGAGCGCCCCCTCGGCATAGACGATGCGCAGGGCGTTGCCGGTAACGACCGATGTCGCAGAGAGGCTGGCCGCGCCAGCAGTCTGTATGACCGGCTGCCCCGTCGCGTAGCTCGCCGCGGATAGAGCGGCCGATGCCGGCAAAAATCGCTGAGCGCTGGCCGCTGCCGTTGATTGAGCCGCTAAGCTTGCCGCCGCGTCTGCCGAGCGCAGCGCTGTTCCCGTGATCGTCGAAAGCGCGACAAGCGCGGCAGCGGCGGTGACGAGCCGCTCTGTAATTCGGGCGTCGCCTGCTTGCGTAAGACGCGGGGACCCGTCCTCCGCAACGCGAAACCCGTCCATAGGCGACTACCGCTTAGGCCAGGGTCAGGTTGAGCGAGCCGATGTTCCAGGTCAGCGTGTCGCCATCGTTGATGACGCGCGAGGAGGTCAACGGACCCTCCCAGAGCATGTTGCCTGCTGTCGAAGCCGTGAAGATGGCGAAGTGGGTGATCGTGCCCCAGTTCGCGCCGGCCGCAGTGAAGGATACGGCGCCGGAGTTGGAAGTGGTGCCACCGGGAGACGCAGCCGCATTGAAGGCGACGGCCTGGCGGGCGTAGCCGCCGGTCGACACCTCCGTACCGCCGCCGGCGTCGCTCGGCGCTGCCGTGAAGAGGCCGATGTACCAGGTGGTCGGTCGGGTCGCGGTGCCTGTGGTCATAAGCCAGTCGAGAACCAGCTTTTCGGCGTAGTCGGTAAGCGATGACATGGGCGTTCCTCAGATCTTGAGCCAGATATCGCCTTCCGTCCCGACGCCGGGGCTTGGGGCAGAGGTGGAGACGGTGAACTTGGAATTGACGACGGCGAGGGCCGCGGCGACCGCGTCGCCGATCGTCTCGGCGACATGGAGCCGGTCTTCGTGAGCGGCCTCGGCCGATTCCTGCGCGATCTCGGCAGCGTCGATCGCTTGGTCGCGGGCCTCGCTCGCTTCGGCGGCGCCGGCCTTGAGATTGACCGGTTCAACGCCCGCCCACGACGCACCGGGCTTTGGGCCGTAGGCGTCGAAAGTCAGCTTATCGAGGTACATCTCCCCGATGCGGCCCTGGCTGTCGTCGGGCGGGCCTTCGTCGAAGACCCAGCCCTTGCCCGCGGGGCCCGTCCGCGCCACGACAACCGGGGTAGGCGGAACCGGCTCGACGACAACGGGCGCCGTTTCAACGGGCTGGACGGAGACGATAGTCATGGGCGCGTGACGCCCTGCTCGACCGTCACGATGCCTTCGACCTCGACATCCGCGGTTCCATCGGCACGGGTCCACAGCATGTCGTAGACATAGACGCCTGGCGGAATGGTGCGCATGACCGACCTCGAAACATTCCACGAGACGATGGCGGTCGGCAGATCGATGATGAGCAGGCCGTTCGAGGTCGAAGCGTCAAGATGAACGAAGGCCGCTTCGGGGCTCACGCGCAGCTGAGCGTGAAAGCTTGAGCCAGTCAGGTCCTCCGGCTCCGGCGGGTCGGCGCCGTCGCCGAAGAAGAGACCGTCGGTCCAATCTTCATTCGTTTTGACGAGGTAATTAACGACCGTCTTGCTCACCGGCGCCGCCTCCAAATCGCGACGTGGTCTCGTAATCGGGAGCGGGCTCCTTCCAGCCGTTTCCGACCTTCCGCCAACCGATCTGGACCTTGTCCGGGACCTCGACGAAGGTCGCCGCGATATCGGGATGGAAGAAGTCGTGAGGGTTGCCGTCGACGACGTCGGCCGCGACACCGCCCACAATGCGAGCGCTCTTCGTCATGGCTCAGTACTCCAGGATGATGGCGCCGTTTCCGACGACCGTGAGGTTGATGACGTCACCGGGCGTGACCGCGAAGACCCCGTGCGCATAGCCGCCGCCGCCGCTGCCGCCGTTGGCAGTCACGCCACCGCCGCTGCCGCCACCACGCCCGCCACTACCGCCGCCAATTGAGATACCGGCAGCACCGCTTCCGTCAGCGGCGCGTACGCGGCCACCGACACCGGCGGAGTTGTTTCCGACGCCGCCGCCACCGCCGGCCCCGACCCCGCCATCGCCCGCATTGAACCCGGAGTAGCCGCCGCCGCCGCCCGCTCCAGGGCCGCTGTACCCTGCCGCTGCGCTTGAGCTTGCCGCGGAACCAGATCCACCGGTGAAACTGAAGAACGGGAAAGGCATCGGACTATTCGTCGGATTCTGGGCCCCGTTGCGCGAAGTGTCGGTGCCGACGCCCATGTAGGCGTCACCAGCGCCGAAAGGACTTCCGCCGTCTTGACCAGATGCGGTGCCGCCTCCTACGCCGCCGCCGCCGCCGCCCGAGAACCCGCTCGGCGCGTCTGCTCCATTGCCGCCGTTCCCGAGAGGGGAGCCCGCCGCACCACCACCGCCGCCAGCGATCTGGTTCGTGCTACGAAGCCCACCGGTCCCGCCATTCGCGCGAAAGTCTCCGCCAAAGCCGGCGCCACCCGCCGCGTGACCTGACGTGGTTCCCGCCGCGCCGCCAGTTGCAGACATGACCGATCCGATCGAGCAGGTGCCCGGATTGCCTCCCGAGCCGATAACCCGGCCACGCATCGAATAGACGCCGTCGGGCACGGTAAAAGCCGTGCTGGCGAGGAACAGCTTGACGATGCCCTGCCCGAAGGTCGGCAGCTGGCCGGGCAGCAATGGCATGGCCGTGCTGTAGGTTATGGAGTTCCCGGATGAGAGACCGAGGATGGTGCTCAAAAGGCTCATGTCAGACGATCCTCCAGTCGGTGCCGACGTAGATCAGGGAGAAGCCGGCGCACTGGACGTCCACCGTCAGATCCTGGGCGATGCCATGGATCGTCGCGGCCCCATTGCGGCCAATGATCAGGTTCTTGATCTTGAAATTCGCGCCGTCGGCGATGCGCACCATGTCCTGCTGGGCGGGCGAGGCAGGCAGCAGGAGCGTGAACGGGGCGGTGCTCGTATCGCAAATGTAAGCCCCGCCAGCGACCGCCGTCGTATTGGACGAAATGGCCACGAAATCGCGCGTGGCCGGAGTGAAGAAAGTCTCCCATCCCGACGCGGTGCGCCGGCGGTATTTGCCGGTGTCGCCGATCCCGACGACGGACGCGACCGGATAGTCCTTCGTCACCCAGCCGGCATCGGTGAACTGCGCGATGCGATTGCCGAGGCCAGACCAGGCGCCAGTCGCGCCGGTGGGGATCAGGTAGGCGTCGCCGACCGTCGGGCTACCGGGAGGGGCCGTGACGGTCGCGCTGATCACTGCGAGCCAATAGGGGCGCAGCGGCCCGATAACCGAGTTCCAACCCGCGGGGAGTTCGGCAGGGTCGCCCCCGCCGCCGCCACCGCCGTAGGCCGCGAGGGCATTCAGCAGCTGGAACTGCGCGCCGTCGTAGACCGCAAGGGCCATGGTGCCGGCCAGAAGGTCTCCAGCTTCGAGATCGTTCCCGGAGCCGCGGGAAAGCTCTTTATTGCCCAGCCCGGCGATGTTGATCGTGGTCGTGCCGGTGTTCGTGCTGCCGGCGACGAAGCCGATAGCCAAGCCGACGGTATAGGCCGTGATTTTTGGAGACGGAGTAGCGATGACGACCTGGTTGGGGCCGGGCCCCGTATCCGCGCCATAGTGCCAGAACGATGCCTCGTTGAGCGCGAGCAACGAAGCCGGGGTGCTCTCCAGCTGAAACTTGGCCCCATCATAGACCAGGATGGCGACGCCATCCGGGACGAGATCGCCAGCTCGAAGCGCGTCGCCGCTCGGACGAACGATCTGCCGCGTGCCCAGGTCGGTAACGGTGAGGGTCGTCGCGCCGGTGTTGGCTTCGGCGACCTTCACCAGGTAGACAGCGCCGGCGTCAAACGAGGTCGGGGATGGGACGGGCTCGATCGTCAGATCGTTGGCGGTCCCGATATCCTCGGCATAGATGCCCTGCTTGGCGCGGACTATCGCCTTCCAAAGCTGCGTCAGATCCAACTCGCTAGGTGCTTGGCCAGAGGCGTCGATTGCGAACTGGATCTCGCGCAGCGGGTGCTCGAACGCGGCAGCTGGCGGGATAGAACCCGCGCGTCCAATAGACGGATCGCCATTGACATAGGGTGCGTTCGGGTCGGTTGACCCGTACGGCGCGACATATTTCATGAGGTCCGGCCTCTCTTGTCAGGGAGTGCCGGCCATGGCGCCGATGGGCGCGAGGCCGGAATAGGAGAATGCCAGCTCGGTGTGAGCTGGCTTGAAGCGCCGGAAGACGCATTCCAGATCGGAGGCGATACCGATGCGCAGATGCGGATCGACACCGGCTTGGCCGGAGCCCGCGCGAAACCAGCTCAAGCGGGGGTTCACGATCTTCACGGTCCAGTAGAACCGGATTTCCTCAGGCCCAATTTCCCAGCGAAAGCCGCCATAGGGATTGAAGCGCGTATCGCCAACGCTGCTGACGCCGGCCATGAACGGCGCGTGCTCGATGATGATGATCTCGTAGCCAATGGCGAGCGCCAGGGCCGTGAAGAACGGGATTGATTGCCCGCCCTCCATGGTCAGCCGCGCCACCAGCGCCGCTTGCCGGTCAGCGATCGTCAGCTCTTCCGAGAGACAGGGATCAGGGAGACCGGCAACGCGTTCCCAATCGGATAGCAATTCCAGCGTTAAACTCGGATCGCTCTCGCGCTCCAGGAGGTCGGCCGCTCGGGGATCGATCCTGCTGCCCCAGATCTCGGCGAGGCCCGAGACAAGGCGCATCAGCACGCTCTCGTTTTCGCGCGGCCAAGCCGGTCCCCGCGGGAGCAGAGCCGCGAAGGCTTCGCTATATTCCGCTCCGCCGCGGCGGATGTGCTGGTCAGCCACGGATGATCGTCCCCAGCACGCCCATGTGCCCTGGCGACGGCATTGCGTGGTCGGTCATCACCAGATTGAAAGTCTCGACGCCGGCGGCGCTGGAAATCGCCGCGCTGACCCATTCGCGATGGATTGTCTGCGCCGGCTGCCGGACGCCGTTCAAGGCAAAGGCCGGCCGAGCGCGATCATGCAGCATGACCGCGACGGCGGCCTCAATGTTGAACCGAGTGCCCGCGTCGTCGCTGTCGAGTTGCTCGAGGGTGAAGTCGATCGGCTCTGGGATTGGCGCCACGACGAAGAGGTCGCGCACTGTCACCGGACGCTTGGCTTCGAGGTACTCGGCCACAGCCGCCACATCGCCCGCGTTCGGAAATCCACCTGAGGTCGCGCGTAATTCGTCCATCATGAAGCGCAGCGTTACCGTGCCGATCCCCATCTCCATCGGCGCGGTCCATGCCCGGGTGACGCCCGGGACCTCCAGCGCCCAGGCGACGTAATCGTCGGCATCGCCGCCCATCGGTGGCTTGCGGATGCGGTCGAGAATGCGACCGCGCAAATCGGCATCGCTCTCGGCATCGACACCGCCGGTGATGATGGCTGCAAAGACGGTGGCATCGAGCCCGGCGACGGCGCTCGTAACGTTGAGCGGCGCGCCCTCCAGCAGATTTCCAGCAGCACCAGGATCGATAGCCCGGACGGGTATTTGGATCGGCGCATCCCCGAGCGTGCCAGCGGCGACCGTCTCGAATTCCACAGCACTGTTGCTGGTGGCGATACGCGCCCCTGTCGGAATCACGGTGCCGGGAATGCCAGTGAAGAACGCAGCGCCCTCCGAGAAGACCGCTGCCTTCCGACCGCCCAGCCAGATCTGGCCGAACCTGTCCAGCCACTCGGCCTCGGCGGTATCGACCATGATCTGGCGCGCGAGCCAGTCGAGATATTGCAGCGTCAGCGCGGCGAGGCCGGCATTGCTGTCGGTGAGGACGCGCAGCACCGAGTTCGGCACCGTGGCGTCAGCGCCGGGCAGGAACGCCGAGACGTTGTCGCGGATCAGCCGCCGGAGCTCGCCCAGCGTGGGTGTCGACCATGGCATAGGGTCAGGCTCCGATTTCGGCCCAGATTTCGGCGAACCTCAATTCGACCGCCGGGAGTGGCCCGCGATAGAGCGTGGCGGCCAGATCGATGCGGCCCAGCGCGGTGCGCTCGGCGCGGACTGCTACGCGGGTGGCGATGCCGCGGTCGATAATCGGCTGCAGCGCCTCGCGGGCGTAGTGTTCGGCCCGCGCGATCGTGCTGCCGCGCTGCGCTTCTGGACCGGTGATAGCGGAGCGCGAGAGCAACCAAAGCCTAGTGCCGATCGGCCAGCCATCATGGATCTCGCCGGCATCCAAGTCGCCCCACCAGCCGCGGCGGTCATTCCCGTCGAGCTCGGGCAATTCATCAGCAGGATCAGCCAGGCGATCGGTGCCAAGCGCGACCGTCACCGCCGATGCCAGTTCCTGAGAGGTGTCGAGGCCGCCGGCCGGCGAGAGCAGGAAGTCCATCGTCACCACTTCCGGCGAGATGATCTGCGCGATGCGAATATCGGTCATGCTACGTCCACAAGCGAGCTGGATCCGACGGCGGACGGGTTGCAGTGCGGCGGGACCGGGCAAAGCGCATCGGCGCCGGCCGGATCACCAACCACGATGACGCCCTTACCGTTGATGGTGAGCCAGGAATGCGTGCTGATCAGCGCGCCGCCCCCGTGGCTATTGTTGTCGCCGTGCACGGCCCAGAGTTGGCCGTCGACGGTCAGAAGGCTTTGGCCAGACACAATCGTGCTCGCGCCGCAGATGCGGGCGTCCCCATGACGATGCGCTTTCATCAGCCCTGCTCGAACTTGATGGCGCTACCCTTGAGGGTGATGACGCCGTCCTTGTCGATCGTGATCGAGCCTTTGCCGTTGACGTCGACCTTGAAGGTCTTGGCCTTGACCAGCACGCCATCGCGCTGGATGTGCATCTTCTGATCCTGGTCATCATGGATGGCTGACTCGCCTTCCTTCATCCCTTTTAGGCGGTGTCGGCGGTCACTAACCATGAGGGCGACACCCTGGGAGCGGTTGCCGTCCGGGAAGACGATGATGGCCTCGGCGCGCTTCTTATCCTTCGGAGGCAGCGGACGGGCTGAGAAGCCATACGGGTGCGCATGCTCGATCCCGGTTGCTTTCTCGCCATGAGAGAGATTGGCGTCGATCTCCTGCATCTTGGGATCGTCGTTGCTCTTTTCGAGCGTGGCGCGTCGAATGCTGCTCATGATCAGACGTCCGAAGGTTCGGGTCTTGCCGCATTTGCCTTAGCGAAGTCGGGTTCAGCCTGGATCTGGCCACCACCACCGAGGCGCGAGGGTATGATCAGGCTCAGTACGGTCTCGGTTCCGGCGTTCGTCTGCTTCAGCACGACACCCTGGACCGCCAACGATCGTTGTTCCTCGGGGAACAGCATGGCTGACTTCACGGATATCTCTTTTCCGACATGTTCGATCCAGAGAACCCCAGACGGATCGTGCCATCCCTGAACGGTGACCTCCGCTTGAAGCATGGTCGCAATATTAACGGCCCCAGCGTGCTCGGCGCGCATTTGCATGTCTTGCTGATCACCGGGCTCCTCGGCGGGAATGGTCAACGGGCGGTGACGTTTAATCTCCGGATTGCTCACAGAAGCCGAGGTATCCCGCGCCTCGTCGCCCCAGTTCTGATCGTTGCCCGGGCGCTGGCCTAGCACCTGGATCATGTTGTGCACGTTCTCGTGGCTCATCACGCAAGTGGCGGACTTGATGTTCCGGCCTTCCTCAAGGTGAGCCTGTGCGCCGCCGCTGCCGTCGATACGCTTGGCGACGAGGTTGCCGTCTTTGTCGTCGATCAGAAAAAGATTTCGCATACGGCAAAGCCGAGAGATCGCAGCGAAGACCGTCTCGCCGGGCTGGACGTTGAACCGCGGGAACTTCTTGTCCGCGCCGCTCGGATTGCCATCGATTTTGAATTTGAGGCCGTACGGCTTCACCAGCGCGTTGCCGATACCCTCGATGCTGTAGTCCTTAAACTGCCCAGGCTTCTGATCAACGGTCGCGTAGAGGATATCTTGGACCTTTGAGGCGACTTGGACTTGCAGTCCATGGCGCCGATCATCGAAAGCGACCTGCCGCAGGTAAAGTACACCGTTCGCCACTGTCACACCGGCCATCTTGCACGAGCAAAGATCGCCGATTTTCAGCTTCTGGGCTGCCCAGCCGCCGCTCTCGATCGGCGACGCTGCGCTAAAAGTCATGACGGATGCCGGAGATTGGAACGATCTCTGGACGGAGACCATGTCCCAATCGCGATATTCCCGGCCGTTGACGACCAGTTCGGCGATCTCCTGCGGATTGGGCATCAGACGGACAACGCCATGCCAGACGCCGGCATGAAGAGCGGATGCACGGCGCGGTTCTCGCCGACGATCTCATCGGCGCGATCTGCAGCGCCATACAGGCCGTTGGCCAACACGAGGGCGGGCTGACGCCGGGGGCCGCGATATGGCACCAGGCGGGGCAAAGGACGGCCACGCTGAACGAGATCTCGGGTAACGGAGGCGTGCAGCGCCACGAGGTCCCGATAGACGACATGCTCGCCGAGGTCGGCTGCCTCGTCCTCGATCGGAGCGAATGCCGCGTTGACGCGCGCCGTGACCGACTGGACCTCCTCGCGGCTGCGGAACGAGATGCCGCCGACGATGCGAGCCATCTCCACCAGCGCCATGCGGGAGGACGCGCGACCGACGGCGCCGGCCAATGGAGAGACAGCCGGCTCAATCTGCGCGGAAAGGCGCACCCGCTCGATGCCTTCGATCTGGCAGCCGGCGAGTGTCACTGCACGGAAGGCCGCCGTGAGCGGTTGCCCGACGACGCCGCGGGCGAGGTAATAAGGGGCCCGGTCGACCAATTCGCCGACAGCGCGGCGCAGATCGGCACCCTCGCGCCCGTTCTCCTGCCGCGAGGCCACGAGCAAAGCGTCGCCGACACGCGCCAAGACAGCGGTGGTTTCCTCAATCGGGGTCAACGACCCATCCTCATGCTGGCAACCTGCTGGTCGACATTGGCCACAGTGCTGACGGTCGCGGCCGTGGCCTTCTCTTCGATGGCCGCCGGCGAATATTCCCGGCCGGACGTGGGCGCCTGGCTGCCGGCTTCGAAGAATTGCATCTCGACCTCGCAGAATCCGCCGCGCTCGCGCCGCTCGGCGCAGGAGTAGATGCCGGCGGATACCTGAAACTGCCCAAGGGTCGGATGCACGAGCTGGCTTGCGCCCTCGCGCTCCAGCGCTTCGATCAAGCGATCGCGCTGCGACTGGTAATCCGAGCCGATCAGGTAGCCGGTGACGCCGAACGCACGACCCTTGCGGCCCATATCCTCGGTGTACGGTTCGTCGCGCTTCGGAAATTCATGAGGCGCGAGGCGGCGTCCGCCCGTGCGGGAGCCCACCTCGACCTTGAACTCGACACCGCGGAAGGATGCAGGCCGGAGCCTGTCGCGCCATTCGGACATTGGTTATGCTCTCGTCTTGACCTGTCACCGACGACGCCGACCGGAGATTTGAGATGCTGATGAGAATAGCCGTTGCGCTAGCCGTGTTAGCGATGCCCCTCACGGCAGAAGCCGCGCCGAAGCTGCCGTCGTTCCCGAAGGGCACAAGCTACGGAAATGCGCGGTCGTCGCTTGAAACGGTCGGCTGGAAACCTGTGGCAAACCCGGACAAGGCCGATATCTGCGGCGAGAGTGATGACCGCTGTCGATGGCCTGAGACTGTCTCTTGCTCAGGCACCGGCGTCGGCGCCTGCATTTATCGGTGGCGCCGAGATGAGACGGTGATCGCGATCGGAACCCGAGGCGACGATCCGCAAACGATTTACTCGATCCGATGCGAGATCAATTGCCGCTAGATATCAACGCCCGCCTTCGGCAGGCTCGCGCCTTTGCGCAGGTTGAGATCCTTGAAAAGGCCATCCATCGACGTGCTGGTCGACATGCCGGCTGGCGGGTTCTTGAACGAAATATCAAGCGTTGCCCCACCTTTTAGATCGACGGCCGTCGGCCCCATAAGCGGGGATTTTAGTGCTTTGCGCAGCATCGCATCGCTTTCGTCGATCTTGGGCAGTTTGGCTCCGAAGGCGCTTTTGCCGTCGGCCGCGCTAGTTTCATCTGGACGGCTGCCATAAGCTTTTACCGTCTGGTCGAAGGCACGGCCGCCAGTCGGCTCGGCAGCCTGAGCGGCCTTGCGCGTCTCGCGGCCGACCCTCGCCATCATCCGAAAATATGAAGAGGCCGCTGTGCCATTCGCATCGACATTATCGTTGCCACGCGCAAGCGCTGCGGCGCCGCCTGGACCCTTCAGGTGAGCAGCGGCGAGCCACCCCGCCTGCTGCGCCGGCGTCATCCCCTCCTTCAAAACTCCAAGGCGCTCCAGAGCGCGACGGTTCCGATTGGTATATTCGATGAACTGACGATCCTGGATGCCATCCTTGTTCGCCAAGAATTCTTTCAGCGAGCCAATCCCGTTCTTGCCGGTCCAAACACTGTCGTCGGACAGACCACGGTTCTTCGTACCCTTCTGGACGTAGCCCGTGTCAGCAAGCGCCGCGGCGCCCATCTGCCAACGGCCGCTGAAGCCATACGAATTGCGGATGCCGTAGCGGTTGCCGCTCTCGCGCTTACCGAGAATGTTGGCGTATTCCTCGGTGGCATCGCGCGACATTCCGTTGATAGAGCCGTCGGCATTCAAGCCGGGGCCGGCATCTTCTCGTCCCCGAAGACGCTCCCGCGTCTGGCTTGCTCCCTTCGGCAATTCGATCCGAGGAAAGCGGCCACCGCCTGCGGTCCAAGGCCCGGTCTCCTGGGGTGCGCGCAACTGCGGCGAACGGCTGGAGCGTCCGGCCCTGCCGCTTCCGCCCCATGGCGACGACTGCGGGAGGCTGCTGCCGCCCTGGTAGGGTCGCATGGCCGGCGGCAGGGCGCTGTAGCCACCCCCAGCCGCAAAGCCTCCGAAGCCAGCATTCTGGACGCTGGCGCCGCCGAATGGCCCGGTGCCGTTGAAGCTCTGCTGCTGGACGAACGGGTCGTACGGCTTCGTCGCCTCGCGAAGCTTGCGGATTTCTTCTGTGAGCTGCTTCAGTTCGGTCGCGAGCTTTTCGCGGCGGGCGGCATCCTCGGCCGAGGCCGCGCCAGCCTTGCCGCCAGTGTCGATGCCATCGATCTGATTTTGTACGCCGTCCCGACGCTTCTCCAGCGTCTCGACGTCCGGCTTGCCCCTCGTGAGATCCCAGATGGACGGGACCACGTTCTTGGGCACGACCTTACTGAGGATGCCGTCGTCGAGTTTGCGGAAAGCCTCGATCGGCTTCCATTCCTTTAGGGACTTCAGCACATCGCTCAGCGTGCGAATGCCCGATGCGGTGTTCGACGCGGCGCTGCCGATCATGCCGAACACGGTCATGATGTCACCGCCGATGCTCTTCCAATCCGTCTCGCGAAGCACTTTCGCCACCGAGTTCAGCGCGTCGGTGACACCGGTTTTAACTGCCGGGCTCTCGACGAACTTGCCGAACTCGTCGGTCATTTCCTTGAGCGTTGGGAGCAGCGTGATCCCGACGGCATCACGCACGCCGATCAGGCTGGTGATGATGGCGTCCCAGCTATGCTTGAAGGCGAGCGCGTTCTCGGCGGCGCCCTTGGGAAGCCGCCCAAGCTGACGCTCGACCTCGTCGATGACCTTGCCGATATCCTCGCTGCCGAACAGGCCCAGTTGTTTGTTGCCGAAAAGCTTCTCGGCGAACCGGCCGCGGTCGATCGGGTCCTGGATCCGACGCATGAACTCGACCGCGCGCCGATAGGCGACGTCGGGGTCGAGACCCTTTGCCAGATCGCGCTGGAGCTCTGCCGCCCACTTGGCAACTGCCGGGCTCTGCGACTGCAGGAAGCCGGTGATATCGCCGATGCCGCGCTTCAGCTGCTGAGCGTTCTCGGCGAAATTCCGGAAGCTCTGCTGCATCGCCTCCGGAGCGATATCGAAGCGCTTGCCGACCTCTTCGAGCACGCGCATCGAGTCGACTGTCATGCGAGTTTCGCGGCCCAGCAGCGCCAGGGTGGCGGTCGATCCGGTGAACGCCCGCAACGCAGCGCCGACGCCGAGTAGAGCGCCTGAAACGCTGAGGCCAGCGATGCCGGCCGCGTTCAGCGCGGGGGTCAGGGTGTTGCCGACTTCACGACTGAGCGCGCTGGCGGCTTTCTGGCTACCCTCCAGGCCCGTCTTCAGCTTCTCGACGCCGGGCCCGGCCTGCACGCCCTGAAGCATCGTGCGCAGGTTGCGCAGCGGACCCGAGAACTTGTCGACCACCTCGGCGACGAGGCGCAGGGATTCATCCTGTGCGGCCATCAGGCGTCACCATCGGCGGGAGAGATGTCGTCGAGCCAGGCCATCGTGTGGCGGTGGAGCTCGGCGAGAGCGAAGGGCGAAAGGCTGAAGAGCCAAGGCAGCAATCCGCCGCCGTGAACCTTGTTGAGGCTGACCGCGATGCGGATCAGATCGTCCCCGGCCTCGGCACGAAAAAAGGGGTCAGCATCCACTCGGCCTCCTGGAAGTCGAGGTGGTGCATCTTCGCGATTGAGGACGGCGGCACGGCCGCCAGGCGCGCCATCATCTGGGCAAAGCGACGCTCGTCGTGGATGATGCCGGGCGGCTCCGAGGCGAGATCCAGCCGAACCGGCGAGCCGATGTCGATGAGGTCCTGCGATGTCGGCGGCCGGAACGATAGCTCGGCGGCGTCCTCGCCATGAGCCTGGATCGGCTCACGGAGCACGATGGTGATCTTGTCGTCAGCCATCGGTTAGCCGATCTGCGTGCAGGATTCGCCTTCGAAGCGAACCGCGAACTGACCCTCTCGGGTATTGATCTCGCTCACCTGCGCGCGCCAGGCGTTGCGAAGCACCCAGACCTGACCATTCGCCAGCTCGGCGGTGATCGTGGCGTCGGTGACGGCGTCGATGTCCTCGACCGACGTGCCCTCGACGAGCGAGACGTCCCCCTGAATAAAGGGGACGCGCGGCACCTCAGAGAAGCCGTGAACAGCATCCTGGCCGGCGATGCCGGTGCGCTCGAAGGCGGTCGGCGAGACAGTGAGATTGCCCCGAAGGGCGAGCTGGCGGCCGTCGACTTTCCAGAAGGCGACGCCAGCGATGCGCTTGGCCATGATGATGATCCTATGTGGCGGCGTCGGCCGCTAGGGGGAGACGGCCGGCTCGCGCCAGCCTGGGTGAGATCAGGCCGCGACGTCGGGCGGGTACTGGAGCCGGAACTGCGCGAGCACGGCCAAGTGGCGAAGCTGGTTGATGAGGTCCGGCGGGAACAGCACATCTACCCGATTAACGTCTTGCCCATTCCGCTCGACGACCAGCGCCGCCTTGAAGGCCTTCAGGTTCTCGACCAGCCCGTCGTACTGGCACCGCTCGTATTCAGCGACGATCTCGGCCTTGATGGTGTTCGGTGTCACGACAGCCTGACCGGGGGCAAGACGAGTGCCGTCGTTGGCAAGCTTGTGCCGCGGATATTTACCCGACACGGCGAGCGTCAGGCGCCGCAACACCTCTGCGAGGGTGGCGAGCGTGGTGGCGACCTCATAGGCGCCGTCGGGCTGTCCGAGAGCGTTCTTCTGATAGGTCGTCTGCTCCCGCATGATCGCCGGGACGCCAGATGGCGCGCCCTGCGTCGCGAGGCCAGCACCGGCAAGCCCATTGAGCTCGGTCTTGCTGAAGCGGACCGCGCGCGAGGCCGGCATGATGCCGTCCAAGGTCAGCGTCTGCAGCGGGCGAGCGGGGTCAGCGTTGAAGGCGGCGGCCGCGCGAGCAACATAGGCGCCGACCCATTCCCAAACCGGCGTCGGGCTGGTCTTCTCGAAGGCCATCACCGAGAGGACTGGCGAGTTGTTGTTCACACCCCAGGACATGTGCCCGGAGTAGATGTCGCGCCGGGCCGACCAGACCTGGCCGTACTGCATGCGCAGCCAGCCCCAGCGCCCGGCGTCATTGAAGCCGTATTCGGTATTCCATGCCGTCATTGAAGCGGTGTCGGTGTGGCCGAGGCCGACGTGCTCATAGGGTTGGTCGCCGAGATTGGCGATGAGATCGGTCCAGTCGGCCACGCCGGTACCGCTGGCGAGCGTGTTGCTCGTGGGATGCGTGAGGGCCAAGCCGGTCGGAAGCTGCTCGCCGCCGTTCGCGCCGAGGATACTGTCCTCGACCCGGATGTCGTTGCCGGTAATACCCTTCCACTTCGCCGTCAGGGTGACGGTACCCGTTGCCGCAGAGGCGGTCACCGGCAGCTGCGTCGCTGCGTTGATTGCAGCTGCAATCTTGGTGCCGGCCGTCGTGGTGGTATCGGACGACGTCAAGCCGACCTGAATGCGCTGGCCCGCGATATAGAGAGCAAGCGTACCTGGCGCGGTCGGCGCGTTGGTCACGACGATCGTGCCCGTGGCGGCGACGCCGGCGCCGGGCTCGGGGATAGGAGCGAGGAAGACCGGCGTGCCGCCGTTGAGCTTGACGAAGGCCTCATACATCCGAGCCAGCGGCGAGCCGATGCCGGCGATCGAGCGCGCCTGCGCAATCGAGCCGCAGGCGATCGGGACGCTCGCGACGCCAACGCCGGCCGCGATCTTATAGTCGGCGAGCAGCGCATATTTCGGCTGGTTTGGCGTCCCGGCCTGGGAGGAATCGATCTCGATCGAGATCAGCGGCACTTTCCAGTTCGCCGGGATCTGGGTGAACGACACAGACATGACGGCTTAGCTCCGCTTGTTCGAGGGAGCGCCGGCATCGATCTTGGCGTCGGCGGCCTTCGCCGGCTCCACCTCGTCTGCCTCGACGCGCTTGATATCGCCGTCGCGCAGACGGCGGAAGGTGAACTGATCCTCCGGCCAGAGCGGCCAGTTGCCGTTCTCGTCGGGCTGATCCGGCAATGCTCCGGCGACCGGATGCGAAAGGTTCATGCCCTTCCGCACCGGCTTGACGCTGATGTCGGCCATCGTGGCTCTCCTGGTGATGATGATCAGGGGGCGTCGTCGTCGTCGGTTTCTTCGACGATCTGGAAGCCGGTGGTGGGTGTGTCAGGTCCCGTGCCAAGCGGCCGGGCAGAGAGCGCGATGGTCTTCAGTTCGTCCGGCAGCAGCGGCTCGTAATCGACCGCGACGCGGAAGCTCATCTCAAGCCGGACTTCGACGAAATAGGCCTCGCCACTCTGCGGATAGGTGCGGCGCCGGGTGATGCCCGACACCGCCTCAAAGAATGGCTCGCGCCTGTCGTCGCCGACGGAATAGCGGGGGTCGACGCCGAAGCGGACGAAAGTGGTATCCCGCAGCAGCAGCTGCTCGATCTGGTCGACGTCGGCATCCGTTTGAGCATCGAGCTCGGCAGGCGTGACCATGCCGCGAACGATCGAGATGCCGATCGTCACTTCGCTGTTGAAGCGCGGCTCACCTTCATTGTCGTCGCCGTACGGTGTCATCCGCTCGCCGAGCAGCGATACCGTCAACGCCGGCAGATTGTCGGGCTGCAGCATCATCACCGGCATGATGCGAACGGTCTTGAAGTCCGCCGTCGTGGTGAGCGGCAGCACGCGCTCAAATATCGCGTTGCGGATCCGAGTTGCGGCCGTGCTCATGGGCCAACGATCTTGACGACGAGGGCATAGCCGCCCTGGCCGTCGTCCCCGTCGTCCACCATCTCGCAGAGGCCGACGCGCGGCAGCGAGCCATAGGCATCGATGTCGATCAGGTCGCCGGGCTTCGGCACGATCGGAAACTCTCCGATGCGAATGCCGACTGTCAGCTCATCGGTGCCGAGAACGCTTCCGTCATCGAGCGGCATATCGGCAGGTCGCCGACCCCAGATCCCGCGCGCGGCATAAGCCGCAGCGTTGGGCTGCGAGAATATGGGGGTGACGGTGATCGGCCGAGCGAAGGCATCCATCGCCGGGCCGAGCACCAGGGCTTGAAAATCAAGCATCAGCCGGCGACGGGAAGGGAATTCCCATCGAGACGGACGCGCCCGACCGACGAGGGGTTCGCAGCCGCCTCGGTCGCGATGCCGACCAGGCGATTTCCCGAAGCCACGGTCGTGAAGCGCGAGTTCGTCGCGTCCCAATAGACCTTCGCACCCTCGGTCCACGCCTGGGCGGAGAGCTTGGCGAACTCGAAGACGCCGGTGGTCTTGCCGGCGAAGGGCAGGCCCTGCGCTGCAGTGACGGTCGAGACGACGAAGATGTCGCCGACGATGTAACCGCCGCCGCTGACGACGCCGCCCGACGGAGCGGTGAAAGTGAGGGTATCCCCCTCCTGGATGTAATTTTTCATGGCGCTGGGCCCTTCTGGTTTCGAGGATCAGATGGCCGGCGGCGATGTGACGCCGCCGGGGATCAGCCGGGCGTCACGCGCCAGCGTTCTTGAACAATCCCCGCCAATGGAGGGCCTTCACGCCGGCGTCGATGCGGACCTTCATCTCGGTGCCGTCGACCGTCCAGCCCTCGCGCTCGTCGAGGAAGGGCTGATCGTTGCCGTCGAGATAATCGACTTCGATCGTGTCCACCTGGCCGGGGTTGGCCGCCAGGAACCACGAGGTTCCCGACAGGCGACCGTCGACCACCGGCTGCGCGAAGTTGGCAACCGGGTTGGGACGCATCGGGGTCGTGGCCTGGCTGGCCGCGGCGATCGTCGGGTCATAGATCGCCTTGGTAACGACGTTGAAGGCGTCCTCCAGCTCGGGCGGCAGGATGGCGTAGGCAGGGCGGATGCCGACGCCGGTGGTGATGCCGCCCAGATCGGCCTGACGCATCATGGCGACGCGCGCTGCGCCCAGCGAGGCTACGCTCGGCGCAGCAGCAACCGAGGCAAGATTGCCGTGGTTGGCGTGGAACAGCGCCGTGCCGTCCTGCATCGTCGGATTGCCGTTGAGGATGGCATAGACGAGGTTGCCGATGGTGCGCTTAGCCGCGCGGCCCATGCGATCCGGGACGCGGGTGAAAACGCCCATGTCGTCGTTGATGATCGCCTGGCGGGTGATGGCGAAGAGCTTGCCGTAGGTCGCCAGAATGACCGAGGTGCCGGTGTCGCCGAAGGTCCCATACTTGTATTCGGAACCTTCCTCGACCTTATCGAGGCCGGGGAACAGGCCGACGTCAACGCGCGAGGCCGGGCGGAAATCCGAAAGGATGCCGCGGCCGGTCCACACCTCGAAGGTCTCGTCGAGTTCGGTGTAGCCGCGCATCATCGAGCGCTGGGCGATGTTGCCGAGCGCTGTGCCGAAATCCGAGCTGGAGTGATAGCCGGGGCCGGCGTTGCGGACGGTGAAGGCCTGACCGACCATCTCCATGCGGTTGCCCGACGGGCGCATGTTGCGCACGCTCAGCGAGGACCGGGCGATCTCGACCAGCGTCATGCCGGCGAAGTCGCTGGCCTGGGCCCGCGTGGCTTCCTCGCCGCGTAGCAAACCGGCGCGAAGCGCAAGCGCCTGGCCGACACCTTCCTGCCAGCGATCGACCTGATCCGCAGTGATGCGGATATGGCCATTGACGTTGACCTCGGAGCCGTTGCCCTCGGCTGCCGTCTGCAGCTCGGAGAAGCGGTTGATGACGCGGGCGTTGGCCTGGTCGACGGTCACACCCTCACGGATGAGTTCGTCGGCGAATGCCTGGTCGAGGCGCGCGGCGCGGACGGCCGTCGTGATGCCGTGAGCGCGAGCGCGCTCCTGCTGCATCGCCTCGGCGCGGATCGCGGTCGCGTCCAAATTGGTCGTGGTGGTCGTCGTCGTATCGGCGGCGGCGTTGTTCCCGCTGCGGTTTTCCTGAGGCATGTCATGCCCTCCTTCGGGTGTAGCGGCGGGTGCCGCGAAATCCGAGCGATGCGCTCGAATGGTTTCGGGCGCGCGGATGACGCGCGCCAATTCGTTGGGCTTGAGGGTGCAGGCCGCGATGCGCATCGGCTCGACGATCGCCGTGGCGAAACCGAGCTCGACCGCTTGGGTGGCGGACATGTGCGTCTCGGCCGTCATCAGGGCCATGACCTCGTCGACCGTCCGGCCGCTGCGGCTGACATAGATGTTGACCAGGATGTCGCGCTGGCGGTCGATCTCGTCGGCCGTGCTGCGCAGGTCCTCGGCATTGCCGTAGGCGCCGCCATGAGGGTCGTGGACCATCATCGTGGCGTTCTCGGCCATGGTGATGGTGTCGCCGGCCATGGCGATGATCGAGGCGATCGAGGCAGCCATCGCATCGACGATGATATCGATCGGCTTTCCCCACGCCCGCAGGGCGTTGTAGATCGCCAGCCCTTCCATCACGACGCCGCCCGGCGAGTTGATCCGGACAGTGATGCGCTCCTGCGCGCCGAGCTCGGCGAGCGACGACATGACGTCGACAGCGCGGATGCTGTCGCCATACTCGCAGAACATCGAGAAGGGATCGACGATCCCGTAGAGCAGTATCTCGCCGTTCATGACGAGCGAGCGGGTGTCGTTGCGTTCGGCGCGAGTCTGCGCCGCGCCAGCGACCGCTGGGCGATTGGAGTTTGGCATTCGGAAACCTCGTCAGCCGCGCGCGGGCGGTTCGTCGTCGGGCGCGTTGGGATCGGCGCCTTTCTGGGCGACGCCGCGATTGGTGGTCAGGCGAGGATCGCTGTCGAACACGAAGCCCTCGGCCGTCGCCAGGTCGTTATCGAGCTTGATCTGGGCCTCGACCTCTCGGGGGTCGTCTCCAAGGCGCCTGATCTCGCCGCTGCGCGAGCCGAAGCCCGCGCGAACCAGCGCCTGCGATGCCTTGATCTCGGTATCGGGGTCGATCATCACGCGCCGGGGCGGCGTCCAACCGAACGTGAAAGGCTCCGTCGAGGCGGTGACGACCGCAGCATATTCCTGCGTCCAGCGCTGGAGCGGCCCATGGAACTGCGGGATGAGCATGTTCCACTGCCAAGCCTCGATCGAGCGGTCGAAGTCCATGCGACCGAGCCGGCCGGACGAATAATTCACGCCCGTCCAGTCGCCGGTAAAGCTCTCGTGCGAGACGCCGAGGCCGGCCGAGATTTCGTGCAGCGTCACGCTGGCATAAGGGCCGAAGTCGCTGGTCGTCGGCGGCGTCGCGAACGAGACCGATTCCCCTTCGGCGCCGCGCATGATGAGCCCGGGCTCCATCTGCTCGATCTCGAAGCCGCTCGGCGTCGTCTGGATCGGCGAACCGTCGTCGTTCGTCGCGCCTGGCGTGTCGTCCTTGGATGAAATGAAAGCGGTGAAGCAAGCGGCGATCTTCTGCCGCAGCAGCTGGGCATCGGTGTAGTCGGCGAAGTCCCGCATCCTGACGATGACGGGTGCGAACCAGCTGATTCCGCGGACCTGGCCGGGCCGGTCGACGCGGTAGACGTGAGCGATGAAGTCAGCCGAAACCCGCTGGCCGCGATAGGAGCCGAAGCTCCCGGTCATCATCGAGCCGGGATGCTGGTCGAAAAGGTAATAGGCGACGCGCTTGCCGCGAAGGTCGAACTCAACCCCCTGGACCGCGTAGTTCCCATTGGACAGCTTGCCGTCGATGCTGCTGTCGATGAAGTCGGGCTCCAGCACCTGAAGCTGGAAAGGCAGAGCATAGCCATCCTCGGCGCGGCGCGGCCGCTTGCGGATCAGGCACTCACCGGCCTCGACGACCGTGCCCATGATGAGCTGTTGAATGCCGTAGAGGTTGAGCATCCCGTCGGCATCGATATCGGTCGAGTCGAAATGGCGATCGATAAGCGTTTTGACCTGCGCGACCCGCTCCGGACGATCGGCGCGGACCTGGGGCAGAATGCCGGTGCCGACCACGTTGTGAGGGATCAGCATCTTGGTGCGGGCAGCGAAGGGGTTGTTGCGCACCATCTCGCGCGCCACGTCCCTCAAGCGGCCGATTGCGACCTTGCCCTCGGCATTCGCGTCGGTACCGACGGAGCGCCAACCTTGCGTGCGCCGTGAGATCGAAGCGGCATCATACAGGGCGCGGACCCGGCTTGCTGCCGCCATCCGGTTGCGGGCGGCAAGCCGCCGCTCGGCAAAGCCCGGCGCGATCGAGATGAACGCTCGGTCGATCCAATTGGTTTTAGCGGCCATGAATCAGAAGCCGCTGCTGAAGGCCGCGACGCGACGGCGAGGACGTGTCGGCAGGCCGAGCTCGCGCATCAGCCCGTCGCGCACCGATCGCATCTCCGCCAGATCGCGGTACTCCACGCTCTTCCCATCGTACGAGACGCGGGTTGCCCCCGACGCGATCGCATTGTTGATCGCGTCGAGCTGAAGCTGGATCTGGAGCGGCGTACGCATGGCGCGATCAGCGACCCTTGCGGGGGTCGGTCTCGGTCGTGCCTTCCTTCGCAGCCGATTTGGCTTCGACGCCGCCCTTTTCGCTGGCCTCGACACCGAGCGGCGCCTTGCCGGCGTCGACGGACGGACGCGAGCCAACCGGCAGCTCGGTGCCGGCCTCGGCCGTGCCGACCTGAGCCGACGTCAGGACAGCAACCTGCTCACCCTTCTTGACGGCTCGCACCGCGATCGCGGTGCCATCGGCATGGATCGTGACGGCCGCGAGGTCGCCGGCCTGCAATGCCTCCCGAACTTCGGCATCGCTGGCGTGCTCGATGGGCAGGCGGAGATTGGTGCCGCTGGGATCGATCGGCGCGCCGGGATAGCTCCAGACGGAGCCGAAGCGGACGAGCGTGCCGCCGCCCTTTTCGAGGATGGTTTTCAGATCGGACATGGTCATCGTCCCTTCGATAGCCAGCCGCGCTGGCGCTGCAGAAAAGGTTTCGGCCGCGCGGCAACCGGCGGTGCGGGTGCAGGCGGTGGTGGTTCAGTAGTGCCGGCTTCTGTCGGTGATGGCGCGGTGGCGTATTCGAGCTGACCCTCGATCCGGGATGGCAGCGCGCGACGAACCGCGAGCGACCCGACCAGTGTGTCCAGGGCTTCGTTTCGCCGTCCCTGCGGGCAAACCCACAGCACATAGGGCTGTCCCGAGCGGTATCGGACTTCGCGGCGTTCGACCGTCAGCTGCTCGAAATACTCAGGCCCGAAATTCTCGGCCTGGGGAAAATGGATGAAGCCGGGCCGGCGCTGGCCAGGCTCTTCGGGGGGATCGATACGAAGGCGGGCGTAGATCGCATCTTTCGCCGCGTTCGTCCCGATATGCCAAAGCGGGTCGTTGTTCTTCGAGCGCGATGAGCGATTGGTCCAAAGGGGCTTCGAGGCATGGCCCTGGGTGGCGAAGACCCGCTGCTTGCGGCGCTTCCGGCAATAGGCGTGGACCTGCGTCGTGTGATGGCCGCCGGTGTCGACGCCAAAAGCCGCGATCCTCATGATCCGATTGCCGCGCGTCCGGAATGTCCGGGCTCGCAAGGTGTCCAGTTCGCGCCAAGCCTGTGGCTGGGCAGGATCGAGATGGATGATCTCATAGAGGAACGGCCAGGCCTCTTCGTCCGGACCCCAGGCGACAAGCTGGATTTCCAACCGATCGCCCTGCACGTCGCAGAACCCGGTGACGACGCGGGCCTCATCCGGCAGATCGTCGGGCCCGTAGAGCTCGGCGCGAGCTATCAACCCGGTGCCGTCGAGGCTTTCCCTTCCGATCGGCCGCCAAAGCTCGGCGAGTCCGGTGTTCGTAAACTTCTTGAGCGATTCCGGATCGGCCTTCGCGTCCAGGAACTCCTGCACCAGATCGGGCAGCCGATGCCGCTTCGAGTAGAGCTTCGAGATATGGAAGCCGGCATGGCCGCTATAGCTCGTCGGCTTATCGCAATGCTGGCAGCGGGACCGCCCCGCCTTCGTCCAGCGTTCGGGCGTCTGGACCACCTCGCAGCAGACGAACTGCCGCGTCTGGCGCCAGCCATGATCGGGGGCATGCTCCAGCGCGTCGAGCGCGGCGATGCGATCCCCCTCGGTCCAGATTACGCCGCAGTCAGGGCCGGAGCACTGGATACCAGCGCTCTCCGGCAGATGACCGCCGGCCGCGTCTTTGCTCCAAGTGACCTGCGCCCAGGTCAGCAGCTGCGAATGGCCGCAGTGTGGGCAGGCCACGTAGCAGCGTCGCTGGTCACTCGCCGCATATTCGCGACCGATCCTCGACACGCCTTCCTCTGTAGGCGAGCACGTCCGAACCGATTTTGATCGGCCAACGGCTTTGTAGGTGGACGCCCGCTCTTCCGCGAGCAGGAGCGGGTCGCCCTCGCCGCCGGCGCTGGGCGGATACTTGTCGATCTCGTCGCAGAGGATAATCCGCTTCGGGCGAGACGCCAGGTCCGTCGGGGAATTGGCGCCGACGAAGTCGAGCGAGCCACCCCGGTAAGATTTGTGGGCTATCGTATTTTCGCTGTCCCGCGTCCTGGGCTTGGCGATGAGTTCCGACAGGGCGGGCGTGCCCTCAACGGTGGGCGCGAAGCGCTCTTTCGAGAATGCCTCGGCCGCACCCTGCGTCGGCTGCACGAACAGGATGCTGCCCGGGTCCTGGTGGATGAAGAACCCAGCAACGTTGATCAGCAGCTCGGTCTTGACGACCTGTGTCCCGGCCATGACCGAGACGGTGTGAGTGTCGGGCTCGGTGACCGCGCGCATCGGCCCGAAGGCCACGGGCTGAGCGTTCGTCTGCCACTGGCCCGGCGATGCGGATGTCTTGCTCGCGACCTTGCGATAGGTGTCTGCCCACTCGACCAGGTCCAGGATGGGCGGCGGCTTAAGAGCCAGCCTTGCCTGTGTCAGCCGGGACGCCAGCGCCTGCCCGCTGCGCAAGTCCGGATGGATCATGCAGTTCATGCAGGGCCTCGGTGATCTCCCGTCGCAGGATCATGTCGATGGTCGGCCGATCGGCGCCCACGAGGGACGCGGCAATCTTGCCCGGGATGGTGAGAAGGCGTTCGCGAACCGTGCCGTACTCGCGCTCGACCTGCGCGGCGACGGCCTCGATCCGCACCCATTCGGTATTGGAAACCTCAAGCTCGCGACGGCGTAGGAGGCCGAGATAGTTTTCCTTCCGACGCACCGCTTCGGCGAGCGGCAGATCCTCGGCGTCAAGGTCGAACCCAACGCCGTCGCCATCGTCGTCGTCCGACTGCGAAGGGCGAGGCTTGCTGCGCGCGGCTGTGGCCGGCGGTGCCGAGGAGTTGTTACCATCGGGACCGCGGACGGGGCGATGGGTAACGCCACCTCGATAGGTGGCAGGGCGCTGATCGAGAATCCATTCGCTGGCTTCGACATCGACGCGCCCCGCGTCATCTGTAACCAGCAATCCCTTCTTCTTCCACGTGGTGACAGCGTTGCGGCTAACATCACGACGGCGCGAAAACTCGGCCTGCGTCATATACTTAGGCGACATGCCTGCAGCAACGTGGGCTGTCATCTTGTCACCTGTAATCAGGTTTTGCACATTCAGCGCTGCGAAAGGCCCGGGGTCGCGCGTTACCCCCGGCCCACATGGGGCAGGAAGGACCCAAGGAATTGCTGCGGCGCACCATGGTTGAAGGGGGCCCCATCATCGATCACCCCCGTCTCGTGCCCATCGCCTGCCTGAGCCGGGTCGGGAACGAGGCATGCACCTCACGGATCACGACGCGTCGGAAGTCCTCGGTGAAGGGCACGTCGGCCCGCATGTTGGCTGAACGCTTCAGCGTGAACATCAGCTGGAGCTTGCGGTTGTCGACGCCTGCCGTCGCTGCCTTGCGCTTCGTGGCCTTCTTGCCCGCTTGGTATTTGCCCACGCGCTGGTAGATGGCGTCGCCTTTGCGGAAGGATCGAGCCAGTCCAGCGGGACGCAGACGCTTCGGCAGTCCCTTCGCCCCGCGCGCTCCCTTGATTTTGGCGTCGGGGATGGCGAGGCGACCGCGGGCTTGCTTCGTGCCGCCGCGATCGTGAAGGCGAAGGTTGCCGCGATCGAAGCGATCGAACACGGCGCCACGCAGGTTGGTCTTGGTCGAGGGCTCGACGTTGAGCGCGGCCCTGATGAAGCTCGGGTTGCGGACGGTGATGCTCGACGGCCATGTGTGGCCGACCAGCTCATCCTTCGCCTTGAAGAGCGCATCGTTCAGGGCGCGAGACAGCGCAAACGGCACCTGATCGATGGCGCCGCCCAGATCGCGGGCGCGCCGCTCGAAGGCGGAGAGGTCAAGCTCCAACATCTCTGGCACTGCCTGCGAAAAAATCTGCCAGAGCGGCCTGGCTTGCTATACGTGCTGCCGTTGCCGTCTTTGGCTCGACAGGATTGAACTGGTGAAACAAACTGGCTTTGCCGTAGTCGCCGTTATTTTCTCGGTCAGCGGCTGCCTCGCGGACGAAGGCGATTGCCTTTTGCTGGTAGAGGGCAAGAGCGTGATAAGCGGCCCCTGCGAGATCCTAGTTTATTCTGACGGGGGGCTCTGGATCGGAGCTGGCAGAACCAAACAACCCGTACGTGCCGTAGCAAACATAAACGGAGTGGATAAAGGCCGCGGCAACGGAGCCTTCAACATCACGGACCCTAATCAGCCCAGAAAACCGGCATTGTCGCTAGGCACGCTTGCCCAAGAGCAGCAGGGGGCGTGCTGGGTCAATGAAAAGGTCCGTCTTTGCGCATGGAAGGATGAAACAAGACCAGCGGGCCGTTAGCGGGATTCTTTCATACACAGAGGAACACTGCGTCGACCATTAAAGCAAACGCCCGACCGTTTGGGGCCGGGCGTCACATGGACCTGAGGGTTGGCGGTACATCCGCGCCGAACCCACGTCGGGCTGATGGCGGAAAGGAATGAATCATCTTCGCACCGACGTCAACTGAATTTTGCGAAGATGCATGATCGCGCCGGGCGCACCTCTCGGCATGGGCGATAACATCGCCGTTTTGCCGCAGGATAGCAAAAGGATTCATATGGCGCCCGCATAATCCGGCGAAAATGCAAGAGAGGCATGACCTTGCGACCTTCCTGTCATGACGTTTCAGCCGCCATTGGGCCAATGGCAATGCGCACGACGACCCGCTAAACCTCCAGCCCCTTCAAGCGCGAGTGATCCTATGGAAGCGGCAGTCGTCTGGTTTGTCCTCGGGTTGAGCACCGGCGCCGTCGGTACGATATCGACTAACGTGTTGGCGCCGCACGATACCGAGAAGGGCTGCCTGGCGGCCGCAGCGCGGCTTCTGCGAAAATACCCTGAGACGAACTTTCTCTGTGTCAAAGGGGTGACCGACAAGGCGACGCTCAAGGTCAGGCGCGAAATCGATAAGGCGCTGGATAAGGCGCTGGACTCAGAATAACGATCCCGCGATCGAGTTAGTGGATGGATGGCGGGCGCCAAGGCACGATCGGCAGGTGCCAGAACGAAGCATCGGTCATCGCCTCGTCTTCGGTCGCGCAGTCGCCAACGATGCTCTCTCCGCCGCCGGCCTCGCAGTAGAGGACGAACCAGCGAACCGCAGCGCTGCCGTCGCTACGGCATGGGGCAATCGCCATCCATTCGTCGTCGACGTTGCTCATCTCCCTTTACCAACGGTTCTATCGATGAGCCTGTCGAAAATACGTATGCCGCCGCTGCGGCCTTGACCGAAGCAAGGGTCCGTCGGATCGAATTCAAGCTGGATGTCCTTGACCAGTATCCCAAGCAGCTCGGTCAGCTCCGCGCCCCAACGCGACCGGTGGTCGATGAGAATGCAAAGCTCCTCGTTCTGATTCGGGTCATGATCGACCACCAAGCGCACGGTCATGTCCAAATCGGAATTCGGGCGCGAGCGACCTTCTGCCCTGCTGCCGATGATCCAGACCTGCAGCATGTCCGATTGGCTATCGAGGTAAAGTCTCAGCGCGGTCAGTTGCTGATCGGAGAGGTCGGGCTTGCGCATCGCTGGTACGGCCATCCTGTCGGTTCTTGGCTCGGCGTGTCCCCATCCAAAATATAGATAGGGGTATACGAAGGTGAACTTTGTGGCTCCTATATATATCAATGGGTTGCGGCGGGGCCGGTATACGAAGGTGCACTGAAGCTAGTTCACGAAGGTGAACCGTCAGAGTTCACGAAGGTGAACCTATTTGCGACGATCGGTCCTCGGCCGGTGCTTTTATAGAGCTTCCACTCGTCGGTCGGCGATTGCCACACCCATGAGCCGCTCATCAGTTGCCGCGTCGCATAGAAGGTCAGCCGGAAACAGCTGGTCTCATTGTATTGGCTGCCTTTGCGTGCTCCGCGCTTAATGCGCACCAGCCCAAGATGCTCGGCTTCCTCGATGGCCGAGGGGATCAGGCGGCGACCGATCCCAAACTGGACCAACTGCGCGTAGGGCGCGTGCAGGTCGCCGTTTTTCAAGCCGCCGTGGGCCATTTGCTCAATCAGCAGAAAATCGATGAGCCTCCGACAATTGATCGAGCGCTCTTGCCATGCGGGAGAGCGGAGAAGGCTCGCTTGATGCCAGATAAACGGTTCCCCCTCGGGAGGGCGAGTAACGTCGCTGCTTTTGATCGAGATGCGTTTTGCCACGCTGATCAGATCCCGGCGTTGCGATCGCTGCTTGTATCGACCGCCACCGCATCAATGATCAGCGGCGCTGGCCCGGCATCGTCTTCGCCGCCTTCGCTATGGTCGACGCCAATGACGCGCCAGAACGCGCCATCCTGCTCGATGTCGATCGACATCGGGCGAACCAGCTCATGCCGGCGGTTTAGGGCGTCCTGAAGCGTCTTGGGCGCCGGCGCCTCTCCCATGAGACTGATCCAGAATTCGGTCCAGTGATCGGAGCGCAGCCGCTTGACCCATTTGCGAACGATGGCGTCACCGCCCAGGCCGAAGCTGACCATCAGCGAGATCGAGGTAGGGTCGCTGCGCTTGCGGTAGGCGTGGACGGCGATCGCCTCGACGGGGAGCCGCTCATAGCCTCGGTCTTGAACAAGCGCTCTGATGGCGCGCGTCTCGATATTCCAGTTGATCGTGCCGAACTCGAGATCGTTGGCTGTGACGATCTTGCTCGGCGGCAGGACGGCGCTGCATTCTTGGCAGCTGATCTCGTCGAAGTGGGCATAGGTCCCGCAGGCCTTGCAGGGCCGCCACGGAGCGACGCCGCCGAGGGGCTGGCCGCTCTTGTCGAAATGCGGATCGTGGACCGGCCCGAAGCTGCGGATGTTGCCGGCGAAGTCGAGGTTGAGGCATTCGGTCTTGCCGGGTGCCGGGCGGGTGCCGCGGCCAATGCTCTGCGAATGGATGATCGCCGACATCGTCGGGCGGCAGGAGGCGAGCAGGTCAATCTCGGGCACGTCCAGGCCGGTCAGCGCCGCCGCTACGGTGACGCCGATGCGCTTGGCGCCCGACTTGAACGCAGTGACCTCTGACCGTCTGTCGTCCGCGCGCATCGCGCCGATGATCAGGGCAGTATCCTCGCCGAGCGCCCGGAACGCATCGCAATAGGCCTGGGCATGGTCGACGTTGATCGCGAACAGCATGGCGCGCTTGCGCGTCGCCATCTCGTCCATGATCAGCATCACCTGCGGCTCGACCTGGTGCAGGTTGGCCTCGACCAGCTGGGCGGCATTGAAGTCGCCGGCGCTGCGAGCGACGCCGCGGGTCGTCATGCGGTGCGCCGGGGCGATGTAGCGCATCGGCGCCAAATATCCCTTAGCGACGAGCTCGGCGACCGAGATCGCGAATGCCTCGACGTTGAACCAAGCCTTCTTGCCCGGCCCGTAGATCGCGCCGTCGGCTGTTCGGAACGTCGTGCCGGAGAGGCCAATGCGCGGCGTGGCGCGGCCCATCGGCAGGGCGTCGAAGAACCGGGCGAACCAAGAGCCTCGATGAAGGGGCATCTGGTGCGCTTCATCTATGATCACGCAGGCGGGGTCGAAGCGGACAGTACCCGCCAGGCTCTGCGGCGTGCCGACGATGATCCGCCGATCGACCTCACGCCGGCCGAGCGCGGCGCAGACGACGCCGACCTCATCAGGATCGAAGAATGCCAGCAGCGCGCGCTCATTCTGCTCGGCGAGCTCTCGGCTCGGGACGGTGATGATCAGCCGCTCGGCGCCTTCCGCAGCGAGCACGCTCGCGATTGCTGCGGCTACCAGCGCTTTGCCGGACCCTGTCGGCAGGCTCAAGACCGGGTTCTTGCCGGCGGTGTGAGCCATCACAGCTTTCGCAACAGCCGTGTCTTGATAGGTGCGCAGGACAATAGGAGGCCGTGCCGCTCCTTGCGCAGGAGCGGGCCCAAGAAGGTCCGTCATGGGGTGTCCTAGTTTGCGGGAATGCTCGGAGCGGCGCGGCGCGAACGTGGCTTGGCAGGCAGAACGAAAGAAGGTTTCGTTTTGCCGCTCGGCCAGTTCTCGTCGAACCAGGCAATCACCTCATCGAATGTGCGAGCGGTGAAGCTCTTCGAAGGGTCGGCTATACGCTCGAAAAACGAACTGTCATTGCGACACCGGCGGGATACCGTCGACATCGCGCAGTCGGCGGCGCCTGCATACTGGGCCGCGATCTGAAGGAGGAATTGGCGAAGGTCGTGTTCCATTTGTTCACTATACGGAAATTTCATGCGCCACGTAAAGGCAGAAAATGAAAAATCGACCTCGATAAAATTGTAGGTATGCCGGATATTGCCGACATCAGGAGATCAAGATGTCCACATTGGCCGAGCGAATAAAAGAGAGACTGCAAATCGTGAGGAAGAGCGCAGCGGCCGTCTCGATTGAGGCGGGTCTTGGGCGCTCAGCGGTTCAGGACATAATATCGGGCAATTCGAACAGCCCGCGTCTCGATACTCTGGAGAAGCTCACGAAGCCGCTGCAGTGCTCAATCCAGTTCCTGGTGACTGGCTCGCCCGAAGAGGAGGGCCTTTGGGTTCGACCGAGTGGACGGCAGTTTCGCGATCTGCGTCACGATCCTATAAGGCAAGATTTGGAAAGTGGGGTATTCCGCAAGGAAGTTAACGTACCTTACGAGCAAATACAGCAAGAGGTTAACGCTGGAATTCGCCCGGAGTATCCGGTGTCTGATGATCCCAGGATTCCCGGTCACCGGATATCCCCCTATCGTATGCTTGACGATTCATTGGTCGATATAGGCATATTCAAGAACGATATCCTTTGGGGAGCGGAGCCGCCTCACGATCAGATTGATCTATTCGACGGCCAGGTCGTTATAATCGAACACCGGCTCGACGCTCCTAAAGTCAGCGAATGGACGGCGCGCCAAGTGAAGGTGCTGAACAATGGCTTTGCCCTGGTCCCTCGCGCGAGTGGGATGGAATTTGACGGTTTCGAAATCGAGAGCGCGACCATCGGGCTTGAGAATTATTACCACATCGCCTCGGGAACGATCGTGATCCGGGGAATGGTGGCCGCGATCTATCGTGAGCTTCCAATTCGTGAATGACGGATAAATCATTCATTCTGCTTGACGACTGATAAATCATGCGTCATCCTCTCCTTCGTTAACCACGAGGGGAGGCCGCCATGTTGCACCTGCAGCCGGGAGATATGCCTGAGAGCCTGAAGCGTCTGACGCCGGACGCTGCGGGCCTGCCTGAATATGCCAAAGACCTGCTCAGCATCCGCGAGATGCTCGACACTGCGATCAGCCAGCTGAGCACCGCACCGCAGACATGGAACCCTAAGCTGGGCCGCATCCTGCTGGACGTCACGAACGCTCGTGACCTCGCGGTCAATGCGCTGGCGGCGGAGCAGATCGACCACGACTACGAGGCGGCCATAGAGCCGCTTCGGGCCACGACAGGCGGAGCGCCTGAAACAACCCCGTCCGCCTGGGACATCGCCAACGAAATCACGTCCCAAGCAGGCGACATCCGGCACCTGATGGACGTGCTTGTGTTCGAGGTCTGCGAGCTCTCGGCACCTGCTGGCAGCGTCAACTATGGGCACGTATGCCGGGCGAACGCAGTCGCCCGCTCGCTTGAGACGTTGGCGCATTCGCTCGAAGCGCAATGCGATGAAGCGTTTCGGATCATCAGCCGCGAGGTGCGGTCATGAACGAGCACCTGAAGGTTGACCCTGCTGCGCGGGCGCGGCTGGCGAGCGTGCAAACCGCGCGGCAGATGGCGGGGCTCTACAGCGCCCTGACGACGCTGTCAGAGGTCGTGAGCGGTCTTATTGCCCAGCCCCGGTTCGCACATAGGCCCGATAAGGACAATGAGGCCGGCAAATACCTCGAAAGCCTTGGAGAGCGGCTTGCTGCCGACTTCGAGGAACTGGTTCTGCGAGCCACCGAGCGGGTCCAGACGCGCATCAGCGACTGTGATCGCGACGAACTGGATCGGATCCTGCTCGCCTATGATGTGCGGTGCAATGAACCGGCCTCCGAAATCGCCGCCACCGCCGCTGCACTGGCAATAAATGCCTCCCGCGTGCACCGCGCCAAGATGTTCCTTGAACAAGAGGAGCAGGCGGCATGAGCTCGAACACCGCTCCACACACATCCGACGCCGTGCTGATCGCGGCCGACCAGCGTCACCAAATTGTCTGGGACAAAATGCATGCCGGCGGCCTCACCGATGACGAGATCGACACCCTCGACGACGAGTTGACAGCCGAAGAGCTCGTCATGGAGCTCAACGCTCCGTCGACGCCGTCCGGCTTGAAGGCGAAAGCCAGGGTGCTGTCGCGCCTCATTGGCGATGACATGCCGCTCGACGATATCGGCCGGCTGGCTTGGCGCATCTGCGCAGACATTCTGCACCCGGCGACGATCAGCGAACGGTCAACGTCATGAGCGTGGTCCGCATCGACTACAAGCCCGTATCCCTTCGAGTTCGGACGCGCCTGCCGGATATGCGCTGCGGCTTTTGCGGAAGCCGCGAGAGCGACGAGGGCAGGGTGATCTCCATCCAGCACGCTCAGCGCGCGATCTGCGAGCCGTGCATTGAACTCGCCGACGAGATGACAGCGTGCGCCCGGCTTGCGCGCGTGCCGGCCAAGGCGACACCGGCTCGGAGGGTTCGCCGATGATGCGAGCGCTCTACCTCCCGGCGCCCAAGGCGCGCGACGCGGAATCCTATTTCCGCATGATCAACCGCGGCGACGTCCTTGCGATCCCCGCTTACCTGTCCGAAGGCGCATGCCGAGAGATGGTGAACTCGTTTTCGCCCGAGTGTCGGTCTCGCATGCGTGTCTGGTGCGTCACTGAGCGGCTGGGGCCCGATGGCCGTATCGTCGTAGCCGACGACATCACCGCCCGACCGCCGAACGTCGTCGGCTTCTCAGCGAGGGCGCGCCGGTGACGAAGCGTCCGATCGCCGCTCTCGCCATGCCTGACCTTGTGCGCGCGCCGGTACCGACCGCGCCGCCCGAGACGACATGGATCGACCCGCGCGAGTTGCTGGTCGACGAGAGCTATCAGCGGAATCTCTCCGAGCGGTCGCTCTCGCTGATCCGGCGCATCGCGGCGAATTGGGACTGGCGCCGGTTCAAGGCTCCGAACGTCGCCTGGACCGATGAAGGGCTCGAGGTAATTGACGGGCAGCACACGGCTATTGGCGCGGCCTGCCGCGATGACATCCAGAAGATCCCTGTCCTGGTGACGGAGGCGCCCGAGCGCGCTGACCGTGCTTCGGCGTTCATCGGGCTCAACCGCGACCGCGTCGCGATTACGGCCACGCAGCTTCACGCCGCAGCGGTCACCGCCGGCGACGCCGAGGCCATGGCGATCGAGGAAGCCTGCCGGTCTGTCGGGATCACTGTGCTGAAGGTCCAGCCCGGCGCCGGCCGGTTCAAGCCGCGCGACACGATGGCGGTTGCCGCGATCGGCGCGCTGGTGAAGCGGTATGGCGTGGTGGCTGCGCTGACGCTGCGCGTGGTCGCCGAGGCCGAACTCGCGCCGATCCAGGCCAGCCATATCAAGGCGGTCGAGCTGCTGCTCACCGATGTCCAATTTGGGCAGCCGGAGCCGGAAGACATCACCAGCGCGATCAAGGCGGTCGGCGTCGAGGCCGAGAGCGAGGCAAAGCTGTTCGCTGCGACCCACTGCGTCCCGCTCTGGCGCGGGCTCGCTGCCGTCTGGTTCAAGAAAGTCCCCAAGCGGCGGAAGTCGGCCCCTCCGGTCTTGGAGCCTATCTTGGGAGTTCCCTTGGGAGTTACGGCGGGAACTCCTCAGGTATCGGCTCCTTTGATCGCCGCTCCGGCCCCGCCGGCACCCGCCATCCTCGACGACGTCAAGCGCGATCGCCGCGCCTTCCGCGGCCGCTGGCAGCCCGGCCGCTACATGCGCCGCTGCACGACCTGCGATGCCCGCTTCGAGGGCGCCGTCAATTCCACCGAATGCGCAGACTGCGCCTATGCCGAGGCGAGCGCATGATGCCGGCTGCTTCCAATCTGGACACGGAGAAATTCGGCAAGGTCCGCGCCCTGATGGAGGGCGGCTCGACCGATGGCGAACGCAAGGCGGCGCGCGCGGCCGCGACCAAGATGGCTCAACAGGCTGGGCTGACGCTCGACCAAGCCGTGTCCAAGATGGATGCGCCGAAACAGCCTGCCGGGCCGACCTTCGCTAATGTGTTCGAGGGTTTCGACGATTGGATGGAGGCGAAGGAGCCCGGATATAAGGCGAAGCGGACCTCCGAGCGGGAGGAACGCGAAACCGCCCGCCAAGCCAAGTTGCGGGAGGTTCTGAGCCGCTACGGGACCGAAGAAGCAATCTTTGCGGAGACCGCGCAGGAAACGGCTCTGCGCGTCTGCCTGGAACCGCTCGCAAATTACGCCACCTATGCGAACGCCGCTCAGTTGCCGCCCGACCAGCGTCGATACATCAGCGACTACGGGTATTCACGCGGCGAGCCATCGCCGGCGTTTGGCGCAGCGATGCGCACAGCCATCCCGATTCCGGACAGCGTCTCCGGCGCATGGGCGGAGTATCGCCAATGGGAAAGCCTGGCGGATGATCGCTACGCGGCATCCCCCGACTATTCCCAGGAAGTACACGTAAGAGCACGGCAGTATCTGCTGGAGCACATCCTCGACACGATGCCGGACGCAACCATGCAGGGGTTCGCAGCGCGGCTCGACTGGCTCCATCACGTCAGCAATCTCGACTTCTCTCGGGGCGCCGAAGGTGATCGGTCTCTAGCTGCGGTCCTGCGAGACGATTTCAATACGCTTGCTGCGGCCATCCAGAATGGACAGCCCGTCGACCCCGCAATTTCGGGGGCCGGCGCCCGCCGCACCAACGCCGACAAGCGCCGCGACGTGCTGTCCATGCTGGACAATGAGCCTGGCCTCTCCGATCGCGAGATTTCCCGCCGCGTCGGCGTCAGTCCGCAGACGGTTGGCAACTGGCGAAACCGGAGGGTTTCACGATGAAGCTCTTCGCTACCATGATGTGGACGCTGCTGGGCATTGGCGCCGGCGTGATCTGGCTCGCCGCGATGGCTGGAGCATCGCTCTGCCTCGCGATCGCCGCCGGCGCCGACCGGATGATCGTCGGCTGCAAATCCCGCATCGATGGAGCTTGGTGAGCGGATGGCGCGCGCCGCGACCACGCAGGGCAGGCCGCTCGATCCGGGTATAGCCCGTTTGATCGTAGCGCTTGCGCGCGAGGCCGCTCGCCGTGATCATGCTGCCGCACTGAGCCAGGAGAGAGTTCAACCCGATGCGCGCCGCGATCTACGCCCGGTTCTCAACCGACCTGCAGAATGATCGATCGGTCGATGACCAGTTTGCGCTGTGCGAGGCCTATGCTCGCAAAGGCGGATGGCGGCTTGTTGGACGCTATGCCGACCATGCGGCGTCCGGTGCATCGATCCATGGCCGGCCAGATTACCAACGCCTGATCGGGCTGGCGCTGGCCGGCGAGATCGACATCATCCTGACCGAAGACCTCGATCGCCTTTCTCGCAATCTCGCCGACATCGCCCGCCTGTACGAGACGCTGACCTTCGCCGGCGTGAAGATCGTGACCGTCGCCGATGGCGAGGTCTCCGAAATGCACATCGGCATCAAGGGGACGATGTCCGCGCTTTTCCTGAAGGGGCTGGCGCAGAAGATCCGCCGCGGCATGTCCGGCGTCGTCAGGGAGGGGCGCAACGCCGGCGGCCGCGCCTATGGCTATCGTCCTGTGGTGGGGAAGACGGGCGAACTGGAGATCGTCGAGGCCGAGGCCGCGATCGTCCGCCGCATCTTCGAGGAATACGCCGCCGGCGAGAGCCCGCGCGCCATCGCCGGCCGATTGAACTCCGAACAGGTCGCACCGCCTCGAGGTCGGTTCTGGGCGGCGTCGACGATCAACGGCAACCGACAGCGCGGGCATGGCATCCTGGTCAATCCGATCTATGCCGGCCGGGCGGTGTGGAACCGCGTGCGGATGATCAAGGATCCGGCGACAGGCAAGCGCATCTCCCGCGCCAATCCTGAGGCCGAGCATCAAGTCAGCGAAGTGCCGCACCTCGCGATTGTGACAGCCGAGCTCTACGAGGCGGTCCAAGCGCGCCGCGGCGATCGCGCAGAGCTCCCGCAGCGCCAACGGGCCAAGGCGCGCCACCTCTTGTCGGGACTGCTGCGCTGCGGCGCCTGTGATGCGGGTATGTCGGTGAAAGACCGCGACCATGGCCGCGTCAGGATCCGCTGCACGCAAGCGATCGAAGCTGAGAGCTGCGTCAACCGCCGCGCCTACTATCTCGATACGATCGAGGCGGCCGTGGTCGGCGGGCTACGCGACCAGATGGGCCAGCGCGAGAGCATCGCCCTCTACCTCGAAGCCTACAACGAAGAGCGCCAGCGCCTGGCCGCCGACACGATCAATCGGCGCGCGCGAATCGACAAGCAGGTGGCGGCAGCCGAGCGCGCGTTCGAGCGCGTGTTTCGATCCTATGTGAACGGGCACATCGAGGACGATGAGGCCGACCGCGAACTGCCGGTGTTGAAGGCCGAGAAGGACAGGTTGAAGGCCGAGCAGGCGAGGACGGAGGAGCCGCCCAAGCTGGTCACCCTGCATCCGGCAGCAACTGCAGCCTATCTGCGCTCGATCGACGTGCTGCACGAGACGATCGCAGCCGGACGCGAGTTTGGAGAGGAATCCAAGGCTGCGCTGCGAGAGTTGATCGATCGCGTCGTTGTGGTGCCGTCAGAGGCCGGCGTCGGTCCAGAAATTCGGATCGAAGGACACCTGACAAAACTGATCGGTGGAGACCATTTTCCGACGTCCAAAGTCGTCGGGGGGTCTGATGGTAGCGGGAGAGGGACTCGAACCCCCGACACGCGGATTATGATTCCGCTGCTCTAACCAGCTGAGCTACCCCGCCCCAAATCGGGCCGCCTGCGGCGGTCCGTGCTGACGGCGCGGATATAGGCGGCGAAGCGCGCCGACGTCAACCCTCGCAGCTTGCCTGGCCGCGCTTTGTTGCATGCGTATGACGCTTGTCGTGGCTAATTTGGATGGTTTGCTATGCTTTGAGCGCGTTTCCCGCAGCTTGAACCGCGGATTGGCAGGCATAATTGCGAGTGTGCCGGACGGGGGCTTGCAGCCGGGGTGACAGACGAATGAGCGTCGCCACCGCCGCTGTAGGGCCGGTTCTGCTGGAGCTTTCATATGACATCGATTCAATCGGCCATGGCGTCCCCAACCTTCGGGGGCCAGTTTCAACCGCGTCGGCGCAGCTTGGCGAGGCTCGCGGGTCTAGTCGCGCTGGGCGCGTCTGCTTTTATGGCGGGCGCCGGCAGCGCCGTTGCGGCTCCCGGCGATGCCTGGGAGCAGGGCTGCGCCTATCGCGCGCCGTCCGGCATTCCCGGCCAGGGTCAGTCCGGGCTCAATGATTATTGCGCACGTCTGCGCTTCTGTCAGACCATGAGCGATCAGGGGCGCAACCTGGCGCCGATGGGCTGCATCGGCTTCCAGCCCGCGCCATCAGCCGCGCCAAGACAGGGCGGCAGGCGCTCCTGA